CAACCAACTCTATAGAACTTACTATATGTTTGTTTCTAAACTCTACACCACCGATAGGTAAATCTACTGCATTTGAAGCAGCCACAGTACCTAGATAATAATCTCCACCAGACGTAGCTAAAGGTCCTAACACCCCAGAATTGCCGTAAAAAGAAATATCTAATTCTTCTAAAACTGTACTTGCTACAAGATTCGAGCTTACTTGTACCGAAGAACCATCAACGTCAAAATCATGATTATAAATTAAAGGACCGAAAGTGTGGCTAAACATATTAGGTACGCCTAACATGTTATAATTATTGTTTGTTGCATGTCCTCCGTAAACTCTGATATACTTATCATATAACTTAATAAGCTTTCTTCCAAACTTAAAATGTTCAAAATAATTTAACGATTCTTCAGAAGAATCTTCATTTATTAAACTATTAGCTATAGATTGAACAACATTCAAATCTCCATTATTCTCTGCATACCAGTTAGAGAAAGAAGAAGGAGTTAGTTTCTCATTCCCAGAAGGCCATTCTGAATTTATTGTTCCATCTGAGTTAAAGTAACCCGAAACCATAGAACTTGCTTCTAAGAATTTTTCCATGTCATAAACTTTATTCATAACATAAATTATTTCTTGAAGCTGTCCTCTGCGTCCGTAGGTGTAGCAACTTGATGAATTAGTGTCTTGTTTAGCTCTAGATGCGAAAGTATTACTCACATCATATCCAAAATAACTTCTAGGTGATGTTAAGTTCTCACAAATTTCCCACACCCCACTTGGTTCAAATATTAAATTATTTCTGTTTAATAGTTTGCCTATCCCATACCCATTAGGGTTTTGTAATAAAGATACAGGGTGGTAAGAAAGAGAAGAAGGCATAAAACCTAAAGGAACATAACCTAGCGTTGAAGTATAATAAGAACTTGATAACATTAAACTGCCTGGATTGTTTCTACCATTTCTAGTAAAAAACTTTGTCTCAGGAAGTAGATTCTTTAGATTTCTTCTCCTTAAAGAATTTCTAGGAAGACTAGAAACAAAAGTTGTTCCAGAAATTAAAACATCATTTATATTATCAACTTGATTTCTTTTAAATCTTTTTGGAGTAATCCCGTTCGCTAATGCCACAGCTTCCATGTCTATAGCACAGCTTTCAAAACTAGTTATTACTTGAGATGAGCCTTCGTACAAGTTTTTAAAATTAGGTCTAATCTCTCTACAATCATTATCCGCTAAAGCATCTAAACCATCAACAGCTTCTGAAGCATTTATATTTATAAGCGGCATCGCATGTGCGGGCACAACCTCATCAATAACTGTAGATAATCTTTTTATTCCATACTGAGCGTTCCCTAGCAATTGTTTGCTGTTAAAATCAAAAGTACTAGAATCAAAGTTTATTAAGAAGTGAGAGGATTTACCGTTCCACATACTCAACAAACTTACAGGGTCTGGTGTTTTTTGTTTTGTATAGTTTTTTAATACCTGCTCATAATTTGGAGGATATTTTTTGTCTTTTGTAAGTATAAAGAATGTATTTAATATATTTTCTTCTGGATCGGATTCTGTTGTATTTTTTCTTATAAACGAAACTACATCATTTGCAAAAGCTTTATCAACTCCATAGCAAATTAAATAAAATTCTAATCTTTCTAGTAATCCTTCATTTACTTTAGTTGGGGTGTAATATTGCCGTTTTTCAAAAGGAGGAATTAGATAAACTCTGTTCCTATAATTAAAAAGGAAATTAGGATCATAGTCTAAGTATAAAGGATTTGAATTTTCATCTTTTACGTCACCTGTATAGAATTTTGGGAATCCAAACTCATCAAGATCATCTACATCAATGTTATATTTTCCAAAATAAGGTTCTTCAAAAAGAGCATCAGGAGGTGAATACATTAACTGAGGGGTTGGGAATGGTTTATTTCCCATGAAAAACAAATTAGGGAATTCTCTAACTAAATCAAAAAGTATTTTATCTACAGCATATCTTATGTTTGTATCCATACTCTTAGTGTCGTAATATGGAATTCCAAACTGTAGAGATATATCCTTAGTATAACTATCAAAGCTGTCAAACGCTTGTGAGCTTGTGGCTAAGGCATAATAAATCAAATCTGGGACATACGACTCCCACAACTCTAATAATTTAGATTCAGAGAAATCAAAAACACCAGCCGCAAACAAAATATCCATCAAGTATTGAATGGATCTTCTAGTGCCTTTCATTTTATAGATTTCCACAGCGTTTCTCAATTGAACACGCCACTTGTCTACGTCAGCACCTATCAACTTCCAACCAATTAACTCACCTAGTAGTTCTAAAAACTGCTCTGGACATTCTCCTATATCATAAAGAGTATTTAATTCTGCCTGTTCAGTAACCCTGTCTGCTATAGCAAAAGATATAGCATCTAAAAATCTCTTTAACGGTCCTGCTTCTTCTTCATCTGTTATTAAGTCTCCATCTAAAGAAGCTGTTGAAGTATTAAAGTAATTGGTAAACGAATCCTCAATTTTGTTATCAACACTATCTAAGAAGTGTGGAGAATAAACAATAGAAACTAAAGTTTTTAACCTATCGACATGTTGAGTTCCGCTTGTATATGTTCCAGAGCTAATGTCCAAAGAAGAAACATAATTTGTTGGAATTATATTATCGTCTAAATTCCAAATAGGTTGGTTTTTCCACAAATACTCTTGATAAATTTCTAAAGCATCTTGAAGAACAATTGATCTACCTTTCCATATAGTATTAACGAATAAATCAGTTAATGCATTTGAGGGATCAAAAGGTGTAAGACCGTATGCTGCCGCTGGCCCTGTTCTATTTAGGAAATAAACCCACCCTAAAGAATTTACTAAATATTTGTAAGTTCCAGATGAATCTTCAGAATACGCACTTGCTGTAAGAGTTGCTAAATTATCTGTATCGTGGTGGCCCGCAAATACCGCAGGAATAGAAGGTAATAATGTTCCACTTATGTAATTAGCAAACGCGGCGCTTGTTCCGAAATCTCTTAAATTTTTGTCTAGAGGGTTTAATATGTTTCTCTCAAAATCATCAGGGTTTATTTGTGCTGGTGATTTTCTTTTGTAGAAGTAAGGTGCGAATCCAGAAGGGGTATTAATTGCTGATAGATATACGTCAGAAGCTAGTGCGGAAACGGGGAAGATTGTGTTTTGATTTTTGTTTGCAAGTATATGAGAGTTTATAAGTTGGCTAGTGTAGGGGATTTGTTTTCCAGAAATAATTTGATCATCCTCTAAATAGAATTTTGGTATTATTTTTCTAATTGTATCAATGTAATTTCTCTTAAAATACTTCTGCTCATCATTTACAGTCTGTAAATTGTCCCTAGAAGAAACAACAGAAACAACCTCAGGCTTTACCTGATTTAAATCATTAAACTTAGACTTGTAAATATATCTTCTAGACATTAAACTAATACTGTATTAATTGTAAAATTATTTAATTGAATAATTTCATTAAACTCTACATTAATAACTTCTGGTAAATTATCTACAGTAGAGTATCTAACATTAGGTAATCTGAATATTTCTCTGTTTAATTCAGTAGCGATAAAAGGTTTTCCAAAATCAGAATTATCTATATTAAAAAATTCTAGGATTTTCTGAGCTGTCTCTTGTTCTATTGTTTGTGTAAATGCTTCTAATTCTTTATCTATACGAATCGTAACTACTAAATCTAAAGTTCTAATCAAACCATCAACAACAACTACTTCATCAGTTAACATTTTCTTAGGCTCTATCTCTTCTAGCAATTCTTTTTTAAAAGTAGGAGATGCTTTTTGCAGTCTTAAATCATCTAACTTTTCTAATGTGTAAACATCAATAACATTAGCAGAACTATAAGCATCTCTAACTACTGCTGTGCTTTTTCCTACAGAGCCTTGTTTACTTCTGAATGTATTACTTATCGCTATGTAATCTTGTAAAGTAACTACCCTATCTTGTCTTTTAAAAGTATAAGGAGCATACTTCTTTGCATGTTCAGCGGTTTCTGCGTTAGCTCCTCCAGTAGCAGGTGTAATATTTTCAGTAATAACAGATACAGTCCCTCCAGTACTTAAATCTGCTGTAGTTTGTACGTTTACATCTCCAGCATTTAAATTTCCTCTACTTCCTCCACCAACTCTGTAAGCAACAGTAAACTCTGATCCTGCTGGTGGAGATATCCCTAAGGCATTATCTCCAAACAAAATGGTAGCGGCATAGTTTTCATCATAAATTACTTGAAAGATCTTATCTGAAAGTCCAGACGCAGAATATAATCTTTCTACCTGAGTATAAGCCCCGTTAGCAGGATCTGAAGTATCTTGAGTTTTTACATAAACCTGAACACTTCCTTCTACTATTGGAGATTCAAATAATGAAATTCTTTTATTCCCTTCTAACGTATCAAAAATACCTTTTTGAGTAGTAAAAGCACCTTCAAGAAATGCTACATTAGTGAAGACGCTACTTAAAGAATTATCTGCTTCATCACCATTTAAATCAAACGAAGCGTTAGCATTTTGAATATCCTGTATTGAATTATTTTCTACTTTATACAAAGTATAGTTTACAGGTGCTCCATCCTCTTTTGATGTAATCGAAAATACTCTATTTTTTGGAGTATATGTTATTGGAAAATCTGCGGCAGTAGGATTAGTTTCTAAAGTTAGTCTTGCACCTGCGGCAGCAGCCAAAGGACCTCTCATATCTACACCGACTAGTTCTAATAGCTTTTTTAGGTTATTTCTGTTTTTTACTGTCCTTAAATAGTTTTCGTTAGCAAGCATGTCCCCTTTTAGGGATAACACTGACCCCATATAAGCGACTACTTCGATCAACATCAAACCCAAATCAGATTCAGAAAAGTTTTGATAATCTAGAGGATAGACTGATTTAATATAAGAAATTATATTTTCTCTTAAACTAAAAAAGTCTGTGCCACCAAAATCAATATACTCTACCTTTTTTCTATCTGGGATAGAAGCTAGTTTCATAAAATCGGTCTGTGTTGTTCCTGAAAATACCATTAGTCTACTGTTACTTCTAAATCAAAAATATCTAAAGATTGATCTAGTAATTGAAGGGTTAAGCTAATATAAAGCTCTGAACGATCTCTTTGTAAAGAGTTAGATAGGACAGTTAAAGATAGAACTCTTACAGAACTAAAATATTTAGCTAAAGTTTCTAAAATATCTTGTCGAATCAAAAAATAAGTTGTCTCATCCAAGGGTTCAAATAAATATTTTTTTAGAGATAATCCATAATCAGGAAGCATAACCCTCTCGCCTTTTTCACAAAGTAACAGTTGTCTTAAATTATTTTTTATAAGGTTAACGCCAGTTGCTTTGCTAAAATAGCTACTTTTAGAAATATTTGTATTAGCATTTACAGAACCTGTTACAGAATTTAGATTACCTGTTAAGGGGTAATCTAAACCGCACCTTTGTTTAATTTGAGAACTAATTTTTCTTTCTACAGTTAAACTGTTATTAGTTCCATATTTATTTTGTTCTGTAGTAAACGCCATTTTATCAAATTCTTATATTAGAAAAGAAACCCTTTTGAGCATTATAGTTTTTTAGAATTTCTTCTGGTTTTAGTGCTGTATTATATAGTTTAAAACTTCCTAAGAACCCATGCAAGCCACTTTTTAATCCTCCCCACTTTCCGCCTAGGAAGTTCATTCCAGTAGTGTCTTTTACTAATAGTGTAGGATCAACCAACCCTTGGAAGCTTTCTAAATCTTTAACATGCATACCGTCAGAATACCCACCTCCTATAATCCAAGGTGTAGTTGCGGCAATGCCTGTTACTTTTGGACCTTTGTAATACCAGAAATCAGTCTGACCTACGGCATTTGGTGGGAATCCAGGAGCTACATGCGGTAAATTATCTTCATAAAAGTTGTAATAATTAAAGGAACTAGCACTAATCATGGAAGGTATGTTTGGGGGTCCTGGGAACCCAAATGTAGCTTCTACAGATTGTGATTTCAATAATTTTCCATTTAGATAAATATTAACTTGATCAAGTCCATAGTTTACTGTAAGTGCTATGTGTGCAAACGAACTAGTGCAACTATTTATGCTAATACCATCTTCAGTTACTGTTGATGTATCTACGTTGATACCATAAAAACCACT